CCCAGGGCGTCTGTGACGCCTCTTGAGCGGATCTGCCCTACATCACCCATGTATGACTGGAAAGTAGACTGTGTGAGCTTACTAGCCACATCGGTGACATCTTTTGCTGTCAGCCTGCTTTTTGCAACTTTATCTTCGAGATCCAAAATAGTTTGGCCATCATCGTTTTCAGAAAATGTAAGTGCGCCAGATAAGAATTCATCTGCAACCTTCCGCATCTGTGGCGTCATAAAGTTGAGAGTATCGAGCCTGTTGTAAATAGTCTGCTTGTCTTCTGCGGCTGTATTTGGGCTAAAAATTTTGTTGTAGTCTGCATCGTTAATTCTTTTGGCTTCTTTGTCCATTCGATCTTGTAGTTTGTTCTGGTTGTCAAAGAGATTAAAAGATTGCTCTTGTAAATCATTAATGATTTCAGTGCGTTTTGCAGGGTCTTTCACCTGCCGTAACACATGTAAGACATAGTCGCCGCCTGGCATTTGACTAATTTGTTCTAGCTGCTTCGGCCCAGCTTCATCGCCAGTCAGTGCGTTTGCTATTGTAAGGGCGGTTGAAACAGGTGAAGCACTCTCATTTACAAATAATGTCAGCGCGTTTTGTGCTGTATTTGCCTGCACCTCTAGCAATCTTTCTGCAATCTTACTTGCATCAGCTTTGCCACTTATAGCCAGCTCTGTACCTAAATTCGCAAGATCTGTAGCCGCTTGATTATACTTTGCTATATCTACTTCGGTCATATCGCTTGTACCGTAGTCACTTTCAAAACTCAGAGCGCGAATTTCAAATTGATCAACAGCATATTTATTTAAGCGTTTGGTGTTCTTCTCCTGCATTGACGCAGTGTACCGCGACTGCAGCGTACCAAACTTGATGTCAAATATTCTTCTGGCACCGGCACCAAGCTCTGCCCTGGCTGTTTCTCTAATGTCATTGACAGCACCCATCCAGCTATCTGGCTTTGTGATATCATCACCCATGACATCCCATGGCGTTTTGCTATTCTCAAGCTGTGCTACCGTCTGCGACATAGAAACCTCAGCCGCCAGCAACGCCTGGGCTGCTGCTGTTTCTCGCTCTGTCTTTCCCTTTAGGGCCAAAGCCTCTGCAACCACGCCGGTAAAGGTGTTGACCAAGTCGCCCTCAGCCTTAATCTGCTGAATGAAAGGTGTGCTATCCACCCTAGTGCGCCAGCTCCGCATGCCGGTTGATGTGGTAGGCATCGCCTCCGAGCGATATGTCGGTATCTTAATTCCCATGCGTCACACCTATGTGGTCAGATCATTCCAAACATCTTGCAAATAACCAATGCCGCCAGCGGCATCCAAGGTGCCTATGCCGCCTGCTGCACCAGTTATAAGACCTGCTTTGCCTTGTGCCATCAGTGCGCTTTTCTCAGCTTGGCCGCCCATGCGAGAAATTTCTGCGCGTAGCTTAGTTTCTTCAATCAAATCATCTTGCTCTAGCAACGCGATTTCCGTGTTATATGCGTCAACAGAAAGCTCGTAGTTAAACTCTTTGAGATTTTCGATCAGAACATCTTGTGGTGTGCCGCGACTGGTAAGACCCTGACCTAGCGTTGCAGCCCTGGCACCAGCCTGGTATGCGCCGAATGCTTTGGTCTTTCTGGCGTTACTCAGCTCCAGGTTGCGTTGTAAAATTTCTTTTTGACGCTTTGCAATATCGATGTCTCGCTCGATTATTGTCGCATTTTTTGCGCCTATAGCTAGTGCAGCCGCCCCAGCATCTTTGCCGGTCTGGTAGCTGTTATAAGCTCCATAAAGCTGTAAGCCTGCGGATATTAAACTAAACATCGATCACCTATTTATCGAAAGTGTTGAGGCGTGGGTAAATAGCCAACAGCGTTAATGGAAGCGGCTGGCTCTGCTGCACAACGATTTGATCGTCTTCTTCAAAGCCGCCTCTAAACTCTATTTCTTTGTCGCCAGTAAACAGCTCAACCGCAGCAGACATCGGCATGGCTGATGTTCTAAACGGAATGCGGTCTATGTCAGATGTTGAGCTACCTACCTCTACACCGACAGTCTCATGCAAGCGTAGCGTGATTGAATGAATGCGCTTAATCTTGCCCTGACTTGTGCCATCAGCACTACCGGCCTCGAGGCGTAATGTCTGTATCCGGCTTGTGTAAGGCAAACCAACAGCAGCATTTGTCGCGCTTGAATCGAGCGATATAGAGCCTGCTGACACTGTTTTGTCTGGATGGGTCGCGCCATTAACTAACGCCGCCACAGTCTCGGCTGCTAGATGATACAGTCCACCAAACGAAGATGTCGCCGCCCCACTGTAGGTCAGGCCGCTATCGACAAAAAACGCTTCGGTCGTATCGTTTCCAAAATCAAATGTCTTCATACGCTCGACATAACGCTTTGTAACGCTGTTGATGGTGCGTTTGACGATCAAGTACAATTCGTCTTCGCCGCTGTCAGATGGCAGCGTGGCAATACTCTCGACCATGCCATATGCGTAGATGGCAGATGCCAATCCCTCATGGGTGCCGGTATATGTGCCGCCGATAGTGTGCCGGTGCCAGGCAACGACTTCTTCTTCGCGCCGGTAAGTTAAGCCAATGAGCTGGCCATCGTTGCGAATCATCCAAACCACGCTGTCAGGCTCTTGCTGATAAGCCATGCCCAGCATACCGCCTTCGGTGATATGTTCAGCCAGAATGGTCAGATCTGTAGCAATATACCCAGATGTATTGATTTCACCGGCGTATTTGAATTCACGCAGCTTACGCTTGGCTCGCTGCAAAAACATGGTCACATCTGCAACCTGCACCGGCTCAACATTCGCCGTGCCATAATTTGAGTATTTACGGATCTGTGCGTTAGTTGGCGTGACCGGTCCATCATTTGTTGTGGTCAACACATACTCGCCACCGGATGTGCCAATAGTCAAAACCCTGGTCGCAGAAAGGTATCTAATATTGTTTACCTGGTTAGACGCAATCTGATAGATCAACGCATCATCTGCATTCGTTCCAGATTTAAAATTTAGGTAGTCGCCATTTTTGCTGAAGAACATGGTCTGCGGTTCTTCTGTCGTAGCGGCCAAGACCAGCCGCTGCTCAAAGAATGTCACGCAGCTCGGATACCCTGTCGTGTCTGACCATGCCCCCAGCTCCCAGTCTGCGGTGGCTGTGCTGGCCGTAAAATTGCTTTTGATGTCTATCGTTACATTTTGCGCGTCAGTAAATGTTTTGATCTCTGCGTAACCGCCATGCAATGCGATTAACCTGCCGACATCTGTGCTGGCGAATAGATTGGCACTAGCGACAAGAGCAACGCCATTTCCTGATGTCGCGCCAGGGTTGACGGTGGTGCTGGTCGTATTGATGTCCAGATATGGGCCATCTACAAATTCTGGTGTAGAAAATGTCCAGGCGTTGTGATCCGTCCTGGTCAATGTACGCACAGCATATTCTGGATGCACCAGGTACATTGTGTCAGCAGATTGTACGAATTTTACATCGAATATTTTGGTTGCAGGATATGGACTGGCAACCTCAAACAATGGCTCAACAGTGCCGCCAGATGTGTAAGCTGTAAAATTGGTGCCATTGATGTTATTGCCGAATAAATCTGTCAGCTCAAATGTGTTTGTCGTTTTGTTGGCTACCAAATAATTACGGCTGTTTATTTCGGTCATGCCAACAACGGAGCTTATAAAAACCTCATCGCCATCAGAAAGGCCATGTGACGAAGCAGTCACAACAACCGGATTTGCTGCTGTTGCTCCAGTTATTGCAACAGAGCTGTCGAGAACCTGACCGCCATTGCGATATACGCGCATAACGCTGTCGCCAAATTCAAGAATGTATGTGTCACTGGTTTTAAACTGAAATGGGATCAGCCTGGTCTTTGTCGCGCTGCTTTTGACCTCACCAAGAAATTCAGTGCCTGGGCGTCTGGTAACACCGCCATGAGGATGCACGACCATGTTTAAAAGCTCAGACGCACCGGCCTTGTACTTTTCAAGCTCTGTACGGCCCTCGAGGCGCGGCGATATTTCACCGGCTACAAAGCTGGATAAACTTGGGGCAGAACGAGGCATATTAGAACCTGCTCTCGATTAGGTCGCTTGCCTCAAATCTTGCAGCAGCTCCCTCAGTAGCATCGACAAATCTGGCCTCTCTCATTTTTTCATCATAAATAGTTTTGGTGGTTGCGATCATTCCGTTGCTGCCGGTGATGGCGTAGCAAAGCTCATATGCCAGACGAGCTGATATAGCATCGAGTAACAGAGGGTCGTATTTGTTGGGGTCTGTTTCCCTGGTGACATATTTGATTTTTGCAACAGTTTCATCGGTCAGTAGGTTGCGGCCCTCGATGACATATACTGGGCCGTTGCTGTTGCTTGTGATGTTGTCCTGGGGATACGACAGAATGCCGTTTGTAAATTCTAAGACGCGCAGGCAATCGCCTGGCAGTGGATATTGATAAGCATAACCGAAATCTGGCGTAGTCGCGCTTTGCGCTAATGTTGCCCTGGCGATAAGGCTGTTCCAGTTATGACTGCGAAACACTGCATCACGCACTGCCTCATATCGCTGATTGATCAGTCTAGCCGCCTTACTATCTTCTGTAAGACTGGCAATGTTGGTTGCGCCGAGCATATTCAGCGCAGAATTAGATATGTCAACAACACTTGGCATCAGCGATCTCCGTAAAAGGGAAAAGGCAGCCCCAAAGGGCTGCCCTTAGATTTAGTCGAGAGCATACAGCATTGTCAGTTCAATGGTGCCAGTGCCTGCGGCACCGCCCATTGTGACAGTTACTGGATAGCCATCTTCATTTGCATCGATCTCAATACCTGAGCCAAGAGCCAATGTTGCAGCAACATCCACTTTTTGAGCAGAGGTTGAAGCAGCAGCAGCTTTGAACTCATCAGCATCGAGAGCAACAGCAGTGCCATCTGAATCTGTGTAGGCTGCGTGGCCTACTGACAGAGTAGTAGATGATCCCAGTGCGTCATGCGCCAATGAACCTGACAAGATCCGTGCGCCGTTTGGCAGAATGAACATCTCAATGACATCGCCAGATGCCAGTGATGATGCCTCATACACGCCATGTGCTACACGGATACGACCGCCAAGCTCATTTGCCTTGTTCATAACCACAGGGTTTGCACGAGCATTCGTGCGCTGTGTTGAGTAAACAGTAGCCATAATTCAGTCTCCTTTACTCTGAACAAGCGATCTCAACTACCATTTCTTCTTCCATGCGTGTCGCAGAGAAAGATGAACAGTAGTAGACCTGGGTTGCGTAGGACTTGTCGGCGCGTTCTTCAATGCGGCTAGTCGGCTCTTTACCTACAGCCAATTTGCAACCAGATTGCGCCCAGGCAATAACCTGGCGGTCGCTATTGGAATCGGTACTTAGACGATTAGTTACGATGAAGGTGAAGCCGACAAACTCGCTGATCGAGCCAGTTGATAAAGCACGAACCGTGTTGAAATCTGCGCTGGTGACTGTTGTGTTGTTCAACAGATCTGAGATCTGTTTTGGCGACACAGCAATGTACCGGCGAATAGATGGATCAACAGACTTTTCGTCTAGCTTTTGCTTTGCCTCGACCAACTTAGCAATGGTCAAACCTGCAGAGCCATGAGCGATTTTTTGCGCTGCTGGCAGGGCTACAGATGTTGAACCAGTCTTGCCAGTGTTGGCTGAACCGATCAAAGCTGAAATGATCTCATCGTCCATCGCACGACCAATGGCAGCAGCCGCAGCCCGAGCGTAGGTTGATGTAGGATCAATCAACATACGGATTTTGTCCTGATCATCGATCAGATCAGCGTATTCAAAATCCTTAAGGGAAACCTGACGCCGTGCATGGGGTGTTTCCATGAGCGGTGTATCGGAATTTCTCGTAGTCTTTTGAACAGCCGCTGCCTGACCTACCTGGTCAAAAAACGCCTTTTCGCCATTGATGGTTTCAACATCAACAGCACTCCGCAGCAATGAACCCATTTGCTGCGAGAGCATAGTGACATTCGCTGAAAACTGATTCACGAATGCGGTGGTGATTTGTGAAGACATCACAATCTCCTTCTCACATGGTTGATAGGGTAAATTGCGTCTGGTTGTCCCTTTCGGGGCCGTGACTGCTAGTTACGCCAGCTAATCGACCTGGCTTACAGGCATGCGGAAGGGGCCGTTAGGCTTGTCCTTCGGGGAAAATAATCTCATTCAACTCCAGGACACGCTGCACAGATGCTGCATGCTCTGGATGTTGATTATCCCAGTATGGCGTCCCAGGAGCAGTCAAAGATGATCTCTCTGCCTGCGCCTCTTTGGGCGTCATCTCGAATGTCGTGGCGGCACCGGCCAGGGTATCTTCGCCCAGCTTGTCGGCTATATCCGCAAACAACTTAATCATCGTTGGGTGATCGCCTAATGCACGGCCATCACTCAATCTTATTTCATCCATGAGCGGTACATAGGCATTGCCCTTTTCGTCACGCTCATAAGGCAAACCAAGCGAAATCAAAGCCGTTGTCGCTCGGCCAATCTTCTCATCAAGAGCTGGCCCCCACTCACGCTGCAACTCTGCATAGCCTTCGTTGATGGCTTGCTCGGTGTTTTGCTCAAACTGAGCAAACATTCCCTGATCTCTGC